GCTTCGGCTTTAGGTTCCTTTATGAAGCTTCCTGACACTAAGGAGTTTAGGGATCTTACTTACTCCTCCACAGGCTTTACTTTAGAGTGCTGGGCCTATGTCCCTAACATCATGGACGCTGGTGTGGGCTGGTTGAGTGCTACAGCGTCCTCTCTAACGAAGGTAATCTTAGGAAGCGAGAATGTAGGAGCCACCTCTGGTCTATTAGCCTTGGATCACACAGGGGCTATCAGAGACTTAGACTTCCTAGAGAATCAAAGAGGCGAGCAGTTTGTGAGAGGTATGGTTTGCGGGTTTAGTCGAGATAGAAGAATAACACAAGTATCCAGTAGCTTTAGTAACAACAATTACGACAACGATCCAGCATCTTCTCTTAGTTTCTTTATAGCACCTACACAATCTAGAGATCTGTCCTCTGCTTCTTGGATCAATAATGATGATTGTCAAGATTATGAGACGTTCCACAAGATGAAAGTGGATCTATCAGCTACAGGTTTCGGTAACGTGTCTTCACAGTTCGTTTTGATCGACATATCGTGTGATCCAAAAACAGACACTATTAAGATGTTTGCGGACGGCTCCTTAGTAGCAACCTCCTCCATCTCTGATGTTTTCGGAGTGGACCCACAAGTACCTCCAATGCTTCCTTCTTTCAAGAAGAATAATAGCTTCCAATACTCCTCTACCACGGTTGATGGTCCCACTGTCCTAAAACAAGGTCCCCTCCTTAACACATTCTACACTCCTTGGATCGTAGGGGGCGGATATACAGATGGTATGTATAGTTATGGTAACTTCCTAGGAGGGGATAGAGGGGGTATTACAAGTGGTCTTCGTGGACACTTGGGAAGCTTGAAATTTTACTCAAGAGCCCTAGATAATGGAGAAGTTCTAAAAAACTATAACGCCCAACAAGGCTTCTTTAAGAATATCTCAATCTAATGGCAGCAAATCAAACAGTAACTATTCATGGACAGATAGCTCCTAGGTATATGCAGCAACTGCCCGAAGCTCAAAGAAAAGAAGTATTTGGGTTGTCTTTCCCACTAGGATCGTCTAAGGGAGGGGGCTTCTTTGCCAAGCAGTCTGGCATTAGGATGATTAAAAACTCTGTTAAGCAATTACTCCTAACAGAAAAAGGTGAGAGACTGATGCTCCCTAACTTCGGATGCAACCTTAGAAAGTACCTCTTCCAGCCCTTAGATGAGCAATTGTTTGAGTCTATTAAAAGAGAGATTCAATACTCCTTCTCTAACTATATTGTAGGGGCTAAGATTGCTAAGATAGCGGTATTCCCGTCTGGAGAAGAGGGTTCATCAGGGGGCAACACTCTTAGCGTAGTCTTATCTTTAAAACTAGATACGGATGATTTACAAGTATTCGACGTTGAGGTAAATATATCATGAACTTTTCTGGAACAATTACATCAGACTTTATGAAATTAGCAGATGTTCCTCTTCTAAAGAGGCCTTCTCTAATCAATTTTGCTGCAACGGATTTCTCCACACTACGCCAGTCTCTCATAGCTTATGCCAAGGCAGTTTATCCAAACGATTATAAATATTTTGTAGAGTCTGATCTAGGGATGATGTTTATAGAGCTTGTTTCTTATATGGGATCTGTTATGTCCATGAAGGCTGACATGCTTGCTAATGAGAACTTCCTCGCTACAGCCAATCAACGCTCTAGTGTTAAGAAGCTTTTAGAGCTTATAGGTGTTAGAATGAAAGGCCCTCTTTCCGCCGCCGCTGATGCTAAAATAATTTCAGATATTGCAGTAACAGGTTTAATGAAGCTTACTCCTGCTCAAAGAGTAATTGAAACTGTTTCTCCTGAGGACGGAGGAGCCTTAACTTTTACTCTTTATAAGGTAGTTAATGGTTTAGTTGATCTTGTTAACCAATCGGGAGAGATCGAACTAATGCTAGCCGAGTCCGAAGCTGGTGGTGGGATAGTTTTTGAAAACGTAGTAATGCAAGAAGGGGCTTTGGTTCAGGATGCTGGCTCCTTCGCTGCCACAGAGGGAGTTAAGACTATCAAGTTAACTAACGGACCCGTAGTAGAAGGAAGCGTGCAGGTATTTACCACAGGCCCAAGTGCTGCAAAGAACGGAGCATTTACAGAAGTGCCTAGTGTTTTCTTTGCTTCTGGCTCCTCTGATAAAATCTTTGAAGTGGTATACGATGATGACTACAAAGCCACTATAGTATTCGGAGATGGAAGTGTTGGAGTCTCTCCTGATAGCACTTCTGATTATACTGCATTCTACAGAGTAGGTGGAGGCACTAGAGGAAACATTGGTAGAGATTCGATCAATGCTAGTCTAGTTACGACTACTAACAGTTTACCTAACACAGCAACAGTTACCAATACGTCCAAAGGTACAGGAGGGTCTAACGCAGAAACAATCGAACATGCCAAGAGATATGCTCCTCTAAACTTTAGACGCCAGGACCGATTAGTTACTTTAGAGGATTACTCAGTATACGCTAATACTTTTATTAGTACCTTTGGTACCGTAGGAAAAGCTACTGCTGCTACTAGGAAAGCTTACTCCTCAGCAAATGTTATTGATATCTACGTCCTAGAGAAAGCCTCGGACTTTCAATTACAAAGAGCTACTACGGCATTTAAAACACAGTTGCTAACTGGTATAAACGCTAAAAAGATGGCAACTGATGATATTGTAATTGTCGATGGTCTTATCAGAACCTTGGACTTGGTTACTACCATTCGTATTGACAGGGAGAATGAAGAGAACCAAGATCGAATCAAAGCTAAGGTAAGAGATAAGATACTCACCTATATGAATGTTGACAACAAAGAGTTCGGTGAGGACTTTAGAGTATCAGAGATAAATAGGCAGATCTTTGAGGTGGACGAGGTTCGTATTTCCACTATTGACAACGTAGGACAAGATATTACAATTGATTTCAATGAGATCATTCAATTAAACAATCTAACGATTAATGTAGAACTAATAGAGTAATGGGATTTAATAAGTATTCATCTGATCCGAGGAAGTACTTCAAGACTAACCTTATAGACCTCATTGAGCTAATTACTCCTGAGGTGTATAGGAGTGAGGATGTAACTCTTAGCGGTACAGAGATTAATCCTATCTCACAAGTAATTAACTCTCATCTACTTGTTGCTGATAACATTTCCTCTGTCCTTTCTTTATCAAGTGTAGCTAATTCCCAAACTAGCTCCTTAGGAACCATCAATGGTATTTCTCAGTACTTCGTTAAGCAGAACGAACTAACAAAGATCAACCCCTACCTTTTAGAAAGCAAGATACTTATCCCCCTGGGAACCTCTATTGCTAACTACGACACTAGTGCGGATTTTAATACTTACTTGTCGGCCACCTTGCTGCCGATGATAATCCCTTCTACTAGTACTCAGGTAGATCCTATACAAGCAAATATAACAACCCTATCGGCTTTAACTGGAGATGTAAATGCTAGTAGTGTTCATAACTACCTAGTAGATACTTTAGGGTGGTTCTACTTCCTAAACACTTCTGCTGATGGAGGACTCACCTACTCTCCTTCAAGTTTTGTTTTAGATTCCCTCAACTCCGTGTACCTAGGAAAAGATCTAGAAACCGTTGATGGGGTTAAAGGATTTACTGAGTATCTTTGGAGAAACTACACTGCTTGTTCTTTCGGAGGATACATCCCAGAGGACTTCGTATCAGGAACCGCAGACAGTATTGTAGATACTAGTGCAGGCCTTGTTGCAACGTATACTAGTGGCACACAAAGACTAGAAGCACTAAAGACAATGATTGATGTTGTCTATTCTCCTCTGTACATAGACCAGCAGGACTTTACAGTTAGAGACTCTTTTGATAGTTATATAGATTCTACTTTGTCCTTAGTAGATCGCACATCTAAAGGACCACACAGAAAGTTCTCTAACATCCTTGGCTTCTCTCTTACTGACATGCAGGATGAGATAGAGAACATAAGTCTAATCTATGATATAGAGAATGTAAAAGAAGAACACCTTCAGTACATTGCAGACCTAATAGGGTTTAGGCTAAGAGGAAACTCTTCTTCTAAGTGGAGACACCAGCTACGGTTGGCTTTAGATTTATACAAACAATCAGGTACTATTGCAGCAATTCAAGCAGCTATTAATGCTCTTATTGTTGATTCTGTTTTTGATGTGTCTGGTAGTGTTCAAGAGCTTTGGGAGTCCTACATCCCTCACTTAATTTGGTACTCTTTAGGAACAGAGTCTCCTTTATTTCACAATCTAAATACTTGGACTCCTGCCTTAGCAGCAGAAGCTGGGGTATTCTCTTACAGTACAAGTAGTTTAGAAGAAAACCTTAGGATAGTTACAGATTCAATCCTATTGGATATGTACAAAGAGTTCCCTGAGAACTTCTTATTCCACGGGGATAAGTTCCAAGTTCCTGAGCTTTTTGTTGTTGATAATGATGGGTGTGAGGTCGAAAGGTATACTATCGTAGGCGAGCCTGGAATGAAAGCTTTTCATGGTCACCTAGAAACTGATCCTGGGTTCCAAGCATACAAACAGGATGCTAAGCTTTTCGATGAGGGTAAAGCATTCGAAGCAGCTACAGGACACGGACCTTTAGGCTACGGTGTTTATATGGCAGGAGCGGACCACCCCAAAACAGGGGAGCGCCCAGTATACTTAAAGCCTTCTGGGTCTATTGAGTTTTTATTCAATTACAGAAACAGAAACAACTACCCAATGCCTCCTTTTGAGGAGATCAAGTACTATAGAGACTGTACTGTTACCGCAGACTTAGTAAAGTTTCTTGTGTCTCGTCTTAAATGCTTCAAAGTAGAAGATACCTTTGCCGATAGTGTTGGGGATTATGTGCTTAGCAGCGCAGTAACGGA